GATTCAACAGAAACGCTAACAAACAAATCAGGAAACATTTCAATGTTTACAAATGACGCAGGTTATTTGACAAGTGAAACTGATAATCAAACACTAACGTTTACATCACCAGACCTTGCTATTTCAAATGGAAACAGTCAAGACTTGAGTGCATTAACAGATGGAGGAACCTACTAATGGGAACTATTAAATTAAAAAGAGGAACGGGTTCACCAGCAGGTAGCCTGGAACAATATGAAGTTGCAATGGATGTTGCGGACAAGAAATTATATACATCAACAAACGGAACAGACGCAGTAATACTTGCAAACAAATATGATGATGCAGATGCAGACGCCAGAGTAGATTTACAAACAGGTGCTAATTTAGATCTTAGTTCAAAATCAACCTCAGACCTGAGTGAAGGCACCAATGAATATTTTACAGATGCACGTGCCATTACAGCAATTGAAGATGCATCAAGTTTAGATCTAAGTGGAAAGATAGAAACTTCAAGTGGATTAACTAATGAAACACAGACATACAATAACCGTATACAAGCAACTAGAATAAACAACAGCTTGAATACTCAGCTAACAGCCGTGGAAATAACCAGAGACTTAGGCAGTGATGGAGCTGTATCTGGCTTTGAAGAAAGAGCCGCAAGTATAGACTTTAGTATTCAAAGTGATGCAACCAATACAAACAACGCTCCACAAAACATTTATGCTGGTGGCTTTATGGGTGGCAGTGGAAGCAATGACGCTAGTGAGCCACACTGGATAGCTGGCTTTACATATGATGCTAGTGACCCATCAAACAAATACACAATATTTGAAGGCAATAATAATGATTTAACAATCAATCCTAGAATTAGAGCCAATGATGGAATGGACATAGAAGATCCTGATGCAGAACTAGATGATGCAGTATTAAACATCAAAGTAGATGATACTGGATACAACAGACCACAGATACTATGTGAAGATTCAAATGGTAAAGTATTCAGCATGATAGGTGAGATGGATGATGTTAACCAAAACAGAGACAAGTTTATTGTTACACTAGATCCAGAAAACATACACAGTCCAAATAATATTACAAGTTTTGCAGGTGACTATGGTATATACTATCTAAAAGAATACAATGACATAAACAACCCAGGTATGGAAATGAATGTGTTTGGTGCCAAGGATGGATTTAAGTTAAGAATCTATGATGATGCTAACAGTAGTGATAACGGAGCTAGTGGTAGTCCAAGCCCAGGACCGTTAGGAAATTATGGTGGTTATGGATTCAAACCGTTTGAGGCTCACTGTGAGAACTTTCAGGTTCATGCTAAAATCTCAGACACAGACACAGATAAAGCATTGGAAATAGATTCAACTGATGCTAGGTTTGAAGTGCCAATAATGCCACCCAGACTAACTGCTACAGAAAGAAATTCTCTTGCTGCAGCTGAAGGTATGATAATCTACAACATGGATGATACTAGAGTAGAATATTATGACGGAAGTGATTGGCGTTACATCACTGGCACAATAGTTTAATAAAGGAGATCTACCATGATTGAAAATGCGGACAACACTGAGGACAAACAGGAAAAAGTCAAAGGAAGACCACCTATTAAAGTAGACAAAGCTGTATTACGCAATCTATGTGAAATACAATGCACTATCAAAGAAATAGCCTACGTTTTGGGCGTGAGTGTAGATACATTAAATAGGAACTATAGGGATGTTATTGATGAAGGCAAAAGCCAAGGCAAGATAGCATTACGCAGAGCACAGTGGAGAAACGCTATGGAAAAGAATAATGTTACTATGCAGATTTGGCTAGGTAAGAATGTTCTCAACCAAACAGATACTCCGCTTGATGAAGAGGCTGGAACTATTCTACCTTGGACAGACTAAACTAAAAGGAATGCACAAATGAGCAAAGCAGATCACAAGTGGGCAGAAGTCACAGAACAGAATGCAAAAGATATTGTAGATATTAAACATTCAATTGAAACAATTCAGAATAATCATTTAGCGCACTTGGAAAAAGATATGTGCAAACAAACAAAATCCATAGAAAAGATGTCTGATAGGATATGGTGGGTATTAGGCCTACTGGTTGTATCAACTGTAATAGGAATGATAAAGGGAGGACTGTAAAATGGCTAAGAAGAAAAAAGGCAAGAAGAAATACGGCAAGTAGAAATAGGATAAAACCCCACAATGAAAAGACATATTAATAGTGACCATTGGGATACCAAACTGGATCAACCTGATGGCAAGATAAAAACACAACGCTTGGAAACAATATTTGTAGAAGGCGGACAAGTAAAAAGAGAAACAGTAACAAGACAGTTCTTTAGTAATGGAGAATACATGGATTCAGAAAGTATTGAGATAATTTGTAATGCCACTAAGTGAAGTTCAGAAAGAAGTCAGCCAAGACAGCAACAGATTCAAAGTTGTTGTTGCTGGTAGACGTTGGGGGAAGAGCTTTCTTGCAATGCATGAAATTGCCAAGCATGCACGTTTTCCCAATAGTAATATCTTTGCAGTGTTTCCAAGTTATAGACAAGCCAAACAAATTATATGGGATGATCTAAAAGAGAAGTTCATAAGATGCAGATGGGTAAAGAAAATAAATGAAAGTGATCTTTGTATTACATTGATCAATGGTTCAAAGATTTATTTACGTTCAGCAGACAACCCAGATAGTTTACGTGGTGTGAGTATGAATTATTTGATCATGGATGAAGCGGCAATGATTGATCAAAAGATGTGGACAGAAGTTTGTAGACCAGCGTTGAGTGACAAACAAGGAAATGCATTGTTTATCACAACACCAAAAGGCAAAGGTTCATGGATATATGAACTATGGCAAGGCGCACACGCTCAAGACAACTGGAGTGCATTTCAATACACAACATTAGAAGGTGGTAATGTTCCGCCAGAAGAAATAGAACAAGCCCGCAATGAATTAGATGAGAAAAGTTTTAGACAAGAATATGAAGCCAGCTTTGAACAATATTCAGGAAGCATTTACTACAATTGGGACAGCGGCACACACATTAAGAAACAAGATGTAGACTTTAAGAAGAATGAAATACTACACGTGGCAATGGACTTTAACGTAAGTCCGCTAGTGGCTGCAATCAGTAGAGTTAACGGAAATGAAATAAGCGTAATAGATGAAATCAGTATGGAAGGATCAAACACATTTGAAATGGCAGAAGAACTGATAAACAGATACCCTGACAATAGAATTTGGGTGTATCCAGATGCTTCAGGTCAAGCACGTAAGACCAGTTCAAATACTTCAGACCATCACATACTGAGAAACTCAGGGTTCACACTTAAAGTTAGGAATATCAATCCACCAGTGAAAGATAGAATAGCGGCAGTGAACGCAAGTCTTAAAGCAACGGACGGAACTGTTAAATTAAGTGTGGACCCTAAATGTAGAAACTTAATCAAATGTATAAGCAGTCAAGTTTACAAAGAAGGAACACAAGTGCCAGATAAAAGCGGCAACTTAGACCACATGAATGATGCATTAGGATATTTGGTGCATTGGATAAACCCTATAAGAAGACCACAGCCAGAGCTTGGCAAAGGACCGCAGTTGTTTGGACATTATTAAACGGATAAATAACTGATATAGCAGCAATAACTGATCATTATTGTAATGACTACCTTTATAAAGGAAATATAATTATGTTGACATTAGAACAAATAGAACAAACCCATCCAAGCTACAGTAATGTAGCAAAGCAGGCCAACTATCATTACAAATCATACGTGGGTGGTGAATTGTATAAAAGCGGTAGTTATTTAACACAATACATTGGTGAAAATCAAGCGCCTGGTGACCAGTATGGAAAGAGATTAAACAGCACACCATTAGATAACCATGTGCAAACTACAGTAGACATTTACCGTAGCTTCTTGTTCCGCACATTACCAAAACGTGAGATTGGATTATTGATAAACAATCCATTGGTAAATGCTTGGTTGTATGACACAGACCAAGAAGGACAAAGCATTGACAGTTTCTTAAAGACTGCAAATGATCTTTCAATGGTTCACGGTGCAACGTGGATACTGGTAGACAAACCTGCATACAAAGTAGAAACAGAAGCTGAAGCAATTCAATTAGGCATCCGTGCTTATGCAGCAATGTATACACCACAAAACGTTTTAGATTGGTATTATGAACGTAATGTTGCAGGCAAGATGGAACTTGAATACATCAAAGTAAGAGAATCAGAAAATGATGAATGTGTTACATTTACGTGTTGGCACAAAGACACTGTAGAAAAATACAAAGTAACAAAAGATCCAAACACTGGTGATTACCGCAGTATTGAAAGTTATGAAGAACATGAAAATCCATTGGGTTATATTCCTTTTGTATTTCATGCTCCAATGAAATCACCCACAAAAGGTGTGGGATTAAGTTTGGTTGCAGATATTTCAAATCAACAAAAGTTTATCTACAATTGTTTAAGTGAAATTGAACAACATTTGAGAATTAGTTCACACCCAACACTGGTAAAACCAACTTCAACTGACGCAGTTGCTGGTGCAGGTAGTGTGCTAAATTTAGATGAAAGCGTTGATCCAGGATTGAAACCTTATCTGCTTTCACCAAGTCTATCAACAACAGATAGTATATTAAAAACAATTGAAAACAGTGTTGCAAGTATTAAACGCATGAGTCACACCAGTGCAATACAGGCAACAACAGGATCACCAATGAGTGGTGTTGCATTACAAACGGAACGTCAGTTATTAAATGCAAAGCTATCAGACATGGCTGACACGCTCAAAGAAACAGAATATCAAATGTGGATTATGTGGTTAGATTGGCAAGCATTAGGTATGCCAGAAGACTTTAGTTTAGAATATCCAGAAACATTTGATATGAGAGATGAACATTTAGAATTAGACTTGTTAATGAAAACACGCAGTGCAGGTGTTAACAATCAAATGTTCCAAGATGAGATATCAAGACAAATTGTTGCGCTCACTGTTGATGATGCAGAATTGCAAAGTGAAATACTTGCGGACATGGATTCAACAGAAGAGTTTGAAACACACGTGATGGTAGATCCACGCACAGGTAAAAGTGTAATTGTAGAATCAGAAGCACAGCATTTAGCGTTGCTTGAACAAGGCTACACGCATGAAGGATAAACATGGCAAAGTTCAATGTTAAAAAACATGATAAAGTTTTGGAGAATACATTAGAAGAAGTTCAAGCTGGTGTATTTGACAATGCCAAAGCATTAGAGTCAGAAGTAGCGGAACTGGTATCCCAAGGTCTACCAGTTGAGGCTTTAAGGCCACAGATTAATCAAGCATTTGGACGTCATGCTGAAAGTGTGCGTGCCAGTGCAAACAGTTTAAGAGATGTAAGCACAGACTTATTAGACCAAAGTAGTTTGCCAGTTGAACCTGCAGACTACCAGGCAGAAAGTGCATTACTACAAAGTTCACAAGATGAATTAGCTAACACTGTCAGCAGTGCTAGTGAAGATGTAATTAAGACAGCAGTGCTTGGAACTGTTGCTGGTGTGGCTACAGCTGCATTAGTAAATCAAGTAAGAGGAAGAATTAGCGGAGTTCATATGGATTCCAATGATCCAGAAGTAAAAAGATTACAACGTAAATTGCGTAAAGCAACAGGAGATCAACACAAAGATCTTGTAGCACAAATTAAACGTAAATTACCTGGAGATGTAAACACAGCGGCTGCATTAGCAACGTTGTTGAGCACAAAAGCAGAAAGTGTTGTAGGTAGTTACAACGGAACATTTGCAAAAAGCAGAGCAAAGCGTCAGAAGATTGAACGCTTTGAATATGCTGGTGGGTTGATGGCAACATCAAGACCATTTTGCAGAAGTATGTTGGGATTACAAATGACTGAAGAAGAAATACAGAACATCTGGAATGGTGAAAGCTGGGCAGGAAAAGAGCCTGGTGATGCATTTGTAGTGCGTGGCGGATACAACTGCCAACACTATTGGGTGCCTGTAGAAAACTTTGAAGAAGAGTAAAAGGATAAATAAAGCTATATAAGTAGATTATATGATCCAACCCTAACTTAATAAAGGAAATTGACATGACAACAGAAACTCATGGTATTACTGAAACTACAGACACTGGGGATGTAGATGCAGGCCAAAATATAGAAACCCAGGTTGAAGCCAAGACATTCACTCAAGATGAGGTAAATGAATTGATTGGTAAACGTGTTGCCCAAGTCAACAAGAAATATGAAAATGTTGATATGGAAGAATACAAAGCACTCAGAGGCTTGAAAGAGCAGATTGAGGAAGAGACATTGATCAAGAAGGAAGACTTTAACGGTGTTCTCAAGAAACAAAAAGAAAAGTCAGAAGGAGAAATCCACAGACTACGTAGTGAACTTGAGAGTATCAAAATTGATGGTGCATTAATTGATGCGGCATCTAAAGCTAAAAGTGTTGCACCTGATCACGTGGCTCAACTATTGAGAAAGAACATTAAATTAAGTGAAGACGGACAAGTAATTGTTACAGATTCAGAAGGTAAACAACGTTATACGGATAATGCAGATCCTATGAGCGTTCACCATTTAGTTGAAGAGTTCCTATCAAGTAACCAGTATTTTAAGAGCGCAGGCCCAAGTGGTGCAGGCTCTCAGGGTAATACAAATAACGCAGATCAACAGAGTTTTGATCTTGCACAACTTGACATGAACAAGCCAGAGCATAGAGAAATCTATAAAAAGATGAAGATGCAAGGCAAGGTTTAATTTTATAATATAAAAGGAAAAATATTATGGCATACGCAAATGAATATGGATCAGGCATCAACTTAGACGCTTTAATGGTCCCTACACAAGCAGCAACAGTATTTGCTGCACAAGAAAACTCACTATACCTACCAGGATTAATCATCCCATCAGTATCAGTGGCGGCAGGCTCAGCATCAGCACAAGTGGCTGTTATGGGTTCAGTAGACGCAACAGTAGTAACAAACAACGGTGACGGAACACAAGAAATTGAGGCAGACTTTGCTTCAACTCTTCCAACTAACACTAAAAAATCAATCAACTTAGACTTGATTGCAGCACGCACAGTCCTACGTGACTTAGGTGGAATTGATCCATCTGAAATGGGTAGAGTTATGGGTAACGCAATTGCAGCAGAAGTTGACAAGCAAGTTTCAGTAGCAATTGGCACAGGCTTAGGCACAGCAGTAGCTCCAACATCTAACTTGTTAAATGACCTTTATGATGCAATTGGAACAATCCGTGCAGCAGGTGAAACAGGTGCTCTTAACTGTATAGTTGCAGCAACTTCTTACAAAGGCTTTATGGAAAAAATTGGTTCATCAGCTTTTGCAGGTGGAGAAACACAAAACGCAGCAATGAGAACTGGTTTCATTGGTATGATTGCAGGCGTTCCATGTTATGTAAGTTCACACTTCAACGCAACAAACACAGGTCTTACAACTCCAGACTTTGCAGTGTTCTCACAAGACGCTCTAAGAATGGCAATGCAAGGCGGCGTAAACTTAGAAGTAGAACGCAGAGCAGCAGCTGTAGGTAATGACATTGTTGCTTCAGCAGCATTTGGTGTTACAGCCCTTGACGCTACACGTGGTGTAGTTGTAGGAACAGCTTAATTATAGCTTAAAGCAAACTGGAGCGGGCAACCGCTTCAGTTATTCAACAGGAGAAGAAAATGTTTGCTACAAATACAAATTTAGAAGAATACGCTCCAGAAGTTTTCCAACAAGGAGTTGATGATTGGACAGAAGAACTGGCCAAAGCACAGACTGATGTTATCAACATGATTCAATTCAAATGGTGGAATAAATTCTATAGCCGTAGTGAATTTGACAGTAGTAAATTGGTTGAAGCACAGTGGACTAAAACTACAGTATATCAAGCCTTATATGGTTATATTCTGCCAAGGTTATCTACGTTCAGACCAGAAGGTGATCCCTACAGAGAACAATTATCTTTTTATAAAGATAGGTTCAATGAAGAATGGGAACTACAATTTGGTGTAGGAATAAAATATGATTTTGAGGATGACGGAACTATTGACAACTCAGATGTCAAACAAGTAAGTCAAAATAGGTTGTATAGATAATGGCACGCAGAGAAGATATTTTAGTAGAAATAGTTAAGCGTCTAAAGGCGCAACGCAGTGTGAAACTTGGCGTAGTTCAAAGAGATCCTATTGTGATTGAAGAACTTGCCGCAACTGCCTTTCCTGCTGTTTACATTGAAACTACAGATGAAGAAATTGAAGATATTACTATGTCAATGGGTTCAGCTGGGTTAATGCGTAAAGGGTTGATGGAAGTCAGCATTGTGCTAGTAGTGGGTGGAAGAGAACGTGATACGCAAAGAAATATTGCCGTAGAAGCTATTGAAAACACACTAATGGCAGATAGAAGTTTAGATTCTATTGTTGAAGATATTAGGCTCACGAGAGTTGAAACTATTACAACTGGTGAAAGCGCCCCTTTTGCAAGTTGTGGAATAATATTCACTGTAGAATATTGTTACCAATTAAATAATACATAAAGGAGATAATACATGGCATGTATATCAGGAAAAAATGGTGCTTTGTCAGTTGATGGTGGATCTACTAATGTAGGTCAATTAACTGCTTGGACTATTACACAAAACGCAGAAACAATTGAAGCCTCTTATATGGGTGAAGATTGGAAATGTGTTAAACCGGGTAACTTCAGTTGGGAAGGATCAGCGGAAGCTATCTTTGACACAGGTGAAACATACCCAACTGTTGGTTCAGAGGTAGTTCTTACAGCATATGAAATTGCAGGAACACAAACTTACAACGGTAGTGCAATTGTTACGTCACTTGAAACTTCTGTAGGTGTTGAAGATATGATTACTATATCTTTATCATTTATGGGTGATGGTGAACTAATAACATCATAAGAAACAGGAGGACAAGTTAATGGCTAAAACACAAGCAGGAATTAAAAAAGAACTGTATGCGGAAATATCCAAAGACTTGTCCGCTTTTTCACGTGACTTAGTTGCAAATTTACGTGCTACCACCCCAATAGATACAGGTAGAGCACGCCAAGGTTGGCAAAACACATTCCGTGGAATGAACGGAAGAAAGATTGCTCCGTTGGCAAAGAACACAGTCCCATACATTGGAGTATTGGACTCAGATAAAACAAGTAGACAAGCACCCAACGGGATAGTTGAAGTTGCCCTACGTAAAACAACAAGGAAAAGATAATTATGAGCGTATTAAATAAAGCAAAAGGTCATTTCAGAGACCAACTAGCAGGAGACCTAAATAGTATTGATGTTCCAGAATGGGAAACAAAAATCTATTTTAAAAACGTATCAACATTTGCACAGGAACAAAAAGTTCTTGAATTGCATGCAAAAGGTGAATTAGTTGCTGCACTAGTAGAAACATTGATTCAAAAATCATTAGATAAAGATGGTAAGAAAATGTTCAAGAACGCAGACAAAGATGTGCTGATGCGTGAAGTTGATCCTAATGTTATTATCCGTGTTTGCACAGAATTAAATGCAGCAAAAGATAAGGCGTCTGAAACTCTGGGAAACTAACAGAGGATCTTGACACACTCTTGCTCTTTAAGATTGCTGGAGAAATAGGACAAAGTGTAGAATGGATCCTGCACAATGTAAGCACATTGGAGTTGCAGGGCTGGGCTAAATATTATGAATACCAGTATCAGCAACAAAATAAAAGGATGAACTAATGGCAGATTATAATATTAATATCAACGCCAAGGACAACGCAAGTGGATCAATTGGTAAGATCTCAGGCGGACTTGGTGGGCTTACAGGAAGTGCCAATAAATTTAAGGTTGCAATGGGGGCGGCAGGTGCCGCTTTTGCTGCCTTAGGTGCAGTTAAAATTGTTGGTGATAAAATTACAGCAATGGATGACTTGGCCAAGAGTGCAAGGAGTGCCGGAGCAGCAATGAGTGGGGAAGCATTTGAAGGCTTCCAAGTAATGAAACAAGCTATGAATGAAGCAGGTATTGATGCTGCTACATTTGATAGAGCTATGCTTCAAACCACAAGCAGATTAAAAGCAGGAACAGAAGGACAAAAATCATTTGCCGCTGTTACTGATAAACTTGGTGATAGTATATTAGACTTGAACGGCAACTTAAAGTCAGGTCCAGATCTATTACAAGAAATGATGAATGCCTTAAATGAAGGCAAGATTACAACAGAAGACTTTGCAAAAGTTGTTGGTGGACGTGCTGGTCCATTAATTCAACAACAGTTTGCAAGCATGAATGAAAGTGCAGAAGATCTACAAGCTACGCTTGATGACGTTTCACAAAACACAAACATTATTCCACTAGAAGCAGCTGAACAGGCAGAAGCATTCAATGACAACATTGGACGCTTGAAAGAAGGCCTGGGTCAAATGATGACTGATGCAATTACACCGCTGATGCCAATGTTATTGGATCTCAGTGAAAACATATTAGCAAACATGCCTGCTATTATTGAAAAGGTTCAAACAGCAATTAGTAATCTACAACCTGTATTTGAATTGATAGGAACACTACTTACAGAAGTTATAGTTCCAATCTTAACCAAAGTATTTGAATACTTGGGATTTATAGCAGAAGCAATTGCACCACTTGTTGACAGTGCATTACCATTATTAAAAGAAGGTTTCCAATTCATTGTTGATGTAATTACAAGTGCATATGAAATAATGAAAAGTGTTTATGAGATTGCATTACCGGCGCTTCAAGCAGGATTTGAAGGATTAAAAAGTATTGTTGATGCAGTAGTTGGTGTATTCCAAAAAGCTGTTGATACATTAGGTGCAATTAAACAAAAAGCAATTGAATTAAAAGATGCTACAGTAGGTGCATTTGGTAATATGAAAGATGGTGTTGTTAACAAAGCAAACGGTATGTATAACGGCGTGAAAGATGGCGCAAGTAGTATGTATAATTACTTGGTTGGTAATAGTGTTTTTCCAGACCTACGTGATGCAGTTATTGCCTCATTCAAAGACATGAAGGTTGGAAGTGTTAGTGAAATGCAAACCATGACAACACAAGTTAACCAATCAGCTATGCAAGGTGCACAAACATTTGAAGATGTATTTGCCAGCACATTAGGAAACGCATTACAAACAGGCAAACTAGACTTGGGTGGCTTTGCTAATTTCTTCCAAAACAAATTAGGTTCAATGGCACAAGGTGCTGGTGGATTTGGCGGCATCTTAGGTAAAGTATTTGGTGGCGGAATGTTTGGAGGCGGCGGCGGAGGCGGCGGCATTGGAGGATTATTAGGTGGACTATTTGGCGGCGGCGGAGGCGGCGGCTTGGGTAGTTTGTTTGGTGGCTTCTTTGCAAACGGCGGAACACTAGGCGCAGGCAAGTTTGGTATAGCAGGAGAAAATGGACCAGAGATTATTCATGGACCAGCTGGTGTTACTCCAATGAATCAAATGAGCGGTAACGCACCTGCGGTAAATATAACTATACAAGCAATAGACACACAATCTGGAACAGAGTTCCTGCTTAACAATAAAAAAGCAGTAGAAGGTATCATCCAGAATGCATACAACAGACGTGGAAAACAGGGGATTTATTAATGGCTGACATGAGACAAATATTTACTTACCCAGATAATATTGGAACAGATTATATTGATCCAGATTATTTAGGTAATGCAACAAGCGGACTAACACGCAGAATTGATGAACTGTTAGCAGGAACATACAAAGCATGGTTAGGATTAGATCCAGTAAATGACTTGGGCACAACTACAAGTCAAACTATGCAAAACATTTCAAAGTTTAAAAATTATTATAATCATTTTAGTCATGCAAGTCATATTTCACGTTATGATTTTTGGGAGAAACCACTAGTTTATGCAACAAGAGGTCCTAGAGCAGATGATGCCCCAATTATTTCAGCTGATACATTAGACCCTGCAACTATTGTTACAGGTTATCAGAAGAATGTAGATGATATAACAACAGCTAATCCAGGTGTTGTAACATGTCCAAACGCACATGGGTTCAGCACAGGAGATATTATTGAATTTTCTAATGTTGGTGGAATGACAGAAGTCAATGGAGAGAGTTATACAATTACAGTTATAACTGATGAAACATTTAGTATTGATGATACTTCTACATTTACAACATATACCAGCGGTGGATTAGCAACTATTGGACAGACACATGAGTTTGAAGATGGTATGATAATCCAAATTGATGGATTTGATGGAACGTGGGGAGTGTTACACAATGACCAAGAATTTTATTGTAAAAGAATAAATTCAATGAGTATGCAAGCAGCATATGATGAAGCATTAACTCAAATGGTTGGTTTTCAACAACAAGTTACTGTATCATTTATAGATGATGAATTAAGCTATGAGTATGCTCTAGTAAGTCCAGTTCAAATAAATTTTGCAAGTGCAGGAATATTACCTCCAGCTAACACAAAAATTGTTTTTAATAGTGTTACTAATAACGGCAGTAATATTATAGGCAATGAATATTATCTTAAGTCAACTGGTATTGGTCACTATTATCAAATATACAAAGATGCAGATACATTAAGTGATGCACTTATGATGGATGACATTGCTCCATTGAATACTGAAGTAGCAGTTACATTTATAGAAGGTAACCCATTAAAAGTAGTTACACCATCTCAGTTAACTACAGAGCAATTAAGAGTTTATGTAAACACTCCTGTAAGCTGGAGTGATGATATATATCATTGGAACAGTGATCAAATTTATTACTTAAAAACAACAGCTGATGTATATGAATATGAAGTATACACAGACAGTAATTATACAACACCTGTAGTTATTGAAGAAAGATTTACACCAGTTAATAACTACAGCCCAACCTACAACCCTGGCTGGAAACATTTGCAACCAGCTATGGGATATGCAGATGCTACTGATACGCCGTTTACCAGTATTGGTCATGGCAACGGAGACGTTACTATGCTTATTCCAGCTAATCATGTTGTTGAAGATGGTGATTCAATTGTTTGTGGGAATATTCCTAGTCATAAAGGTTTGAATGGTGGTGATGCATTAAGTGGAAATACCTATTATTTAAAATACCGTGATAGCAAAATTGGAGAGAATTATATTGATATTTTTGATTCACCACTAGACACATATGAATTATACAAAGACAGTGCATTAACTACAAAACTTACAATAGCTGATCTTACCCTGGGTGATTACGTTTCTACTATTGAACTTGAGGAAAATTCATCTGTAGTTAGAACAAAGCCACACGGACTAACTCCTCAAATAGACACATATACAAAAGGAGTAGGCGGTCTTATTACTAAAACAGTTGTAAATGTTGCTAATCCAGATTTTGGATGGAACGTAGGTGATACATTAGATTGGGATCCAACATATTCCAATGGTGATATGCAACAAGGAAGATTAGCTACTCATACTCCAGGCCAACTACCCAGTGGCGCACAGTGGTCACGTGAAATAACTTTACCAGAGTATGAAGGCGTTTATCCAGCAGCAGGGAGAACCCGTGTAGCAACTTTATGGATGGATAGAAGCCTCAATCAAAATAATCAATTTATTGATGGTTACGCTGCCCCATATAACAGAATTCAAATAACAGATGTTGAAAAGAATGGAAAAAATTTAATTGGAACAACTTGTTATATTCATCAGAAAGATATAGATCCAGATAATCCCAATGTGGTTAGCTTAGGGTTTGGTCTAAATTCCTATAACAGAGCAGATGCTTTATTAATAACTGATACAGATTATAAAGTAAACGCAATACCACAATATGGAACAACTATAGGCTCAGTGTTTACAACGTCTGAATTAGATAATAATGATTTAGCTGGAGTAAGCACAAACCGTCCTGCATTTGCAAGTGGTAATTCACACCCTGGACCGTGGCAAAGCGGTGAACAAATTAAATTAACTCAAACAGAAAATGATCCATTAAAATATACAGTTGAAAGAATATATGGATGGGACCGTAGATATTATCCTTATGAATGGAATCCACAATATGAAGTTTACAACCCAACTTATGGGTATGGTGTATATACAGATGGTAATCAAACTTATGTTGAATTAAATTCTCCAACTTTTCCAGTTGGAACAACAATAAAAGTTAACAGTGGTAATTATATTGCTGCATCAAGTGTATTCATTCATGACGTTATAGTAGACAGCAATGAAGGTAATAATTGGTATAGAGTAACTGATAATAACAACAACACAGTTCCACCAAGTGATTGGGATGTTAGTGATCTAACATATGATAAACTTTATACATTCTGTTTTGATAATAACAAATATAAGTTTAAAGGTAATATAACTTATGGTAATGATACATATCCAGAAAAAGACATAGCATTTAAATTAAGAGATTTACCAATTAATACTGCTGTCACAGATATAATAGATGATTTAGATGTTGATACAACATACACATTAGGAACAGATGGTGTTCTTTATACAGACAATACTAAAACTACACCAGTTATACAACAGTATGGAGAAGTTACAATTGATGAAATGATTAACACACCTTATCATGGTTTCTTTCCAGAAGGAAGCTCAGGAAACAATAGACTGTGGACTTCAGTAGTATATGATGATGGAAATAATCAAATTCTTAATGATCCAACAAATTCATATTATGGTGGCTTTACACTTGATGATTCAACTGAATTAGATTTAGATCTAAATGAAACTGCACAAGTTACTGGTTTAGAAGGATTGCCATTTGACACAGTAAAGATTGAATTAAATGAAAGTAGCAGTATCTTTGAGAAAAACATAGACAATGGTCCAATTACTATTAAAATATTAGGAAGAGACCCAGCCACTAACGCTCCAATGACACTTAATGGTAAAAAATTATATAAATTTGTTGACTGGGATCCGTTTTTCAATAGTTCATTAGACACCGGTATAGTTGGAACATTTGAAGATTATAAACCTTATATGTTTAAAAGTTACTTACCATTTGGAGACAGATACACAAGTGAGCTGAGGAACAGCTTTGCTAACGGTTCTATAGTTGCTATGAAAATTCCTATTACTGATATGCATCAAACAGATAGAAATGAAGAATGGTTAATGATGAATGCAGACGGTTGGGACACTGGTGTTACACCACCTGCTGCAGATGGGCCCAGATGTTACTACGGAAGTCCAAATATACTTAATGCAGATTATCCACCGCACATAAGAATCACAGGCGGCAGGACTGGTGAAAATTATTTTAAAAATAGCAATACTGTTCAAGAATTTCCAAATGTTAATGCAAGATCAACAGCAATAACTGGTGTTAATTTTACAGATTATATGGGATTTAGTTGTCCAATCAGCACTAAAGTGCCAGGGTTTACAGAAACAAGACCCATTAACACAGATACCGGAGGTTTTGCATATGATAGAGTATTTGGCACAGGAGGCGCACCTACTGATGTTTATACTGGTATTGATAATGTTTATAAAGCAAGCGGCGGCACAGGGTATCATGCCTTAAGTCCTACAAGTGTTGCAGTTAAGAAATTTACAATTCCAAGACTTGCTAAACATATAATGAGTAATTTATCAGAAATACGTGCATGGAGAACTAATGACAGCAGTGCTCAAACTGAACGCATTACTGTTGTTGTAGATGATAGTATTACTGGTTTCAATCCATGGCATGGATTTTTAAATACTGGTGATATTATACAAGCTCCAGATGGTGTCAAATACATATTAATTAAAACACATGACGCTGGAAGTTATATAACAAAATCAGATGATCATTTTATGGTTGATGCAACGTCAGGAAGTTACGGTTGGTTTTTTGATATTAGAGATTACCTTGGTTCCAATAAAACTGAAGAACACATTGATGGTGAAGAATGGATTATGGTAAGGCTGTATGAAAACGGAGTTCCTGATGAGACAAGGTTCCAGGACATTGTTGCTCCAAAAAATCCAATACTTGATAATGTTGTTGTGCCTAACTATCCAGGAACACCACCAAACCAGCACAGCGGTGTTTGGTTTATGCAACCAGATGATACATTCTTGGATCAGGGTGGAAGCGGTTGGACATTGTTAGCAGAAAATATTGCAACACAAAGCCCAAGTGCTACACCAAGTCCAGTATATGATGTATCTCAGCCAGAAGCAGATTTTGGACTTGCCTTATATGCAAAAGATTTAGTAGGTGTTGAATACAAATCAAACTCAGGTAACAACCAATTACCAAAACCAAGTTGGATGTCTCCTAATAGGTTTTATTATCCAGAAACTGGTGAAACTACAACAACGGCACTTGAAACACTCAGCAACAACTTTGAATGGGCACCAAATAATATGGGTGAAGTTAAATTTAAAAGACAGGCCTGGCGCAAAGATAACATTGAAGTTAAGCCTTGGGTATTTGGTGAAATGTATTATGATATTGAACAAGCAAACAGACCAATAAGTGATATTTCTCCAACAATGAGTCCTATTTTTACAGACGGCGGATCTGCAACACTTGGTTTCTTAGGTGCTTTAAATGACTCAACAACAGGAACAGTAAAATTAGGACCAAGTGAACCAAATCCATTTGAAATTAAAACTGTTGAGTTGGTATTGCCAGGTAATGAAACTTACACATATAAAGATATAAACAATGTTACACAACTTGGCGCACAGATTAATTATGATAAATGGTGGGAAGCTGGAGCAACACTTGAAAGTAACCTTGATGATTATCCAGATCAAATTTCACATAATGCAACAGCATTTGTGGATACAAATGGACATTTAGCTGGCGTAACAACTCCGTCAGCACCAGGGTTTTATAACAACGGAACTGACATGATCTTTGAAATAGAAGATAAAACAAATGAATATGTTCCACCAATTCCTACAACAGCTGAATTACAGGATGTATTCAACACATATGATGAATGGACAGACTATGGATATTCATCAGATAAAGTGTGGCCATATCATGTGTCACCAAGCAGTGCAAAGATTGTATATAATTCACCTACTATGGTAAACAATAGCCAGAATGGTATAAAATATACACGCAGTTCAGGATACACTAAATGGGTGTTAGAAGTAGAATATCCACCAATGAAAGCAAATGAATTTAGAGAGTTTCATGCAGTTGCTCAGGCAGCACAAGGACAAGCTATGCCATTTTATTTTAAACTTAGAAATAAAGATGAAGTTAGTTTACTATGGGCTGACATGGGAATGATAACTGATCCAAATTCATTTGAAGCAAGTGCAATTACTCCTGCTTTATCAGGTGACAGACTTTTATTCCTTGAAGGATTGCCAAGCAATGAACCATACTCATTTGCAGCAGGTGAAGTGTTTATTGGTCCTGAAAATGAAAATGGTCAATTACATACATCAATTGGTGATGCGGCTTCAAATGCGTTTGGTGAAGCTAAGGTTAGATTGCCGTGGCCAATTCAAGACCCAATGTCAATTGGCCAAAGAGTTTATAAAAATCCAGGCTGGGCATCAGTTACATTAAACAGTGATAATTTTGAATACAGTGTAGATGTAAACAATTACTATACTTTAACTGTAGCATTTGACTTAGATAATTGGAAATAAAAAATGGCAACATTAGAGCAAATAGTAGCAAAAGAAACTATACAATACTTTGATTGCGTAGCAATAAACATTGATGCTACGCATAATTATTATATGACACAAGCACCATATAATTTAACACTAGCTGATGGCAACACATACAAAGCCGCAGGTGGATTGCTTAGTATAAGTGACTTTACTGACAACGCAAACTTTAGTATTGACAAACTTAACATAACTGTAGCTGGTATTGTTCCATTAGATCCAAGTGAAGATTCAGCAATGATTCAAGCACAAAGTTTAGATTATATTGATAAGTCAGTAACAATATACAGAGCATTTATGGAAGATTATGGTGTTGCACATCAAATTGTATTGTTTAAAGGATACATTAATGTTTTAAGTGTAACACAAAATTCACAAGGTGATCAGAGTCTTGTAAGTATTGATATCAGCAGCCATTGGACAGACTTTGATAGAGTATCAACACGTCATACAAACAACACAAGTCAACAGGAATATTTTCCTACTGATGTTGGCATGGAATACTCAAAAGAAATACAAAAAGAAATTACGTGGCGTGAACCAGAGTAATGGATGATTCTGCACTAATGAAAGTAGGACTGTGGTTAGCTGAAAAGCAACAACAAGCCTACGTGCGTGGTAAGAATGATTGTTGCACACTGTTTATGGAATATCATGATCATATGCACGGCACAGATACACTGAAATCAATCTATAATAAATACACTAACAAAACAGGCGCTATCAGAACTGCCCGTAAATTCAATATAACAGGTGAATGGTTGCCAAAGCATGGTTATAAACGTGTGGGTAATCCAAGCACAGGTGATATAGTTATAGTAGAAACAGGATTGTATCCAAGTGGATATATTGTTTGTATGAACACAGCGTGGACTAATGTAGACGGAACAAAAAGAATGCAAAGATTTGCATTACAAGAGCCAGATAAGCCTTACAGCATATGGAGACATAAAACCCATGGGTAAAGAAGTAATAGGAAAATTATTTAAAAATGTAATACAGGGTGCATTCTCATCAAGCCAGCAACGTAAGGCTGAAAAGAAACAAGCCAAACAACTAAGTGCCGGCCGTGCTAATGTTATGGTTAACAAACAATCAAACAATGATCCAATTTACCCAATGTATGGACAACAACGCATGGGCGGAACAAGAGTGTTTGTTGAAGCCAGCAATGGTTCAGGTAGTGTGCAAAGCACTGTTGCTGACGCAACACCAGAAGATCCAGAAAAAACAAAAGTAATAAACACAGAATATCTAAACTTGGTTATTGCTATGTGTGAAGGTAATGTTGCTGATATGACACAACTATGGTTCAATGATACAATTGTTTGGCAAGGATCTATTACAGATGGTAATAAAGCAACAGTTCTGTCCAGTGGTGGATATCAATTAACAGGTTTTGAGACTGGCACACAATTCTCAGGTGCAGGTATGTATGTTGCATGGTATCCTGGAAGAGGAGATCAAACAGTTGATACAACAATACAAAGCAGTGTTGGCAGTAGTGTTTGGGGTAGCAATCACAAATTACAAAGTGTAAGCTATTTGGCATTGAAACTTCAAGCAAGTGAAAAGTTTGGCGGACAGCTGCCAACATTTAATGCAACACTAAAAGGCAAACAAATTATAGACGTGAGTCAATTAACTGACGGTGATACAGCGCCTCTTCCATTAAGTGCGTATACATGGGGTGCAGATCAAAACCCTGCTGATGTAATGTATGACTATTTGATCCATCCGTTTTACGGAAAAGGATTAGATAGATTGGGAAATGGAAATTGGGTTGCAGGAACAAATATCAACATAGCAAGTTTTCAACAAGCAAGATTAGATTGTGATGCTGCAAGAGGTGGCAGTGGATATCCATTAAATGGATTCTTACAAACAGAAAAACAAATCTTTGACAACATCAGTGAAATATTAGAAGTTTGCAATGGTATGTTGTTGTTTGTTAATGGTAAGTATGAATTGCGTATCCGTAAAAAAGATGAACACCTAAACCTTCCAAGCAGTGCAATCTTTACTAAAGATAATATCCTTGGTGAAGTTTCATTGGGACTACCATCAAAAAGTGCCAAACTAAATAAAGTTACAGGATTGTTTAACAATGCTAATCAAAAGTGGAATGATGATTTGGTGTTGTTTCAAAGTGATGCATATCAATCAGAAGACAATGGCAGTGTATTAGAAACACAAGAAGATTATACATTGATCACTGACGCAACATTAGTTGAAGACTTAATCACACAAATGGCAGAGCAAAGTAGAGATTTATATCAACTGAGTTTTATAGCGGCTCACACAGCATTGTTATTAGCCAGCGGTGATGTAATTGAAGTAAGACTTGATGACTTGGGTTGGGGAACTGATGCAGGACAAACACGTAAATACTTTAGAGTGCAAGAATTAAAAATAACTGAAGATAATACAGTTGAAATAACTGCCACAACCTACAACAGTGCATTGGAGTTATAAAGATGAGTAAAATTACACTAGGTTCAGGAACATTACATCAATACACACCAAGCGGACAAGACATACAAACTGGTGTTCACCTAAATAAATTAAGTGATGTTACTTTAACAAATGTTCAAAACAATCAAATATTAAAATATGACAGCACAACATCACAGTTCATTAACACTTCAACTGGTGAAGTTACAACCCTTGATAGTTTAAGTGATGTCACTATAACAGCCGTGTCAGACGGACAAAGTTTACAATACAACAGCACTACCAGTCAATGGGAGAATGCAGACATTGTAGCCACTTCCGTAGACGGTGGAACTTACTAACAACATATAGTCAATTAAGGTGTCTTAAACGCTCAACAAGGGCTATATATAGCGTCAAAATTTACAAGGAATACCAATGCCCCTACACAACAAGAAATACAATATAAACCGCCTTAAAGGCACTTTCAACAGAGCATTAACATTAGACAAATACAACCAATTGGTCCACTTTGTAGCAGTTAAAAAATTAATAGCAGAATGTCCAGGAGACTATGTTTGCTATAGATGGTTCCATGACATAGTAGCAGTTGCAACCAGTGAACCAAATATAGATGAATGGTTGGGTTTACACGGATTAGAACCCAGAGGATCAGCTGAAATAAAATTGACTAAGTCAGGTATACAGACTCAACAAACTGGACAAAACGGATACAGTAAAAGTTTTTCACATGATGCAATGGTAAACAGTGAAACATTACAAGCAGAGATTGTGCATAAATTAGACAATGGTGCAACACTCACAAGTATTGCAGATGAATTAGGTTGCACAGCCGCAAACATATATTACCACAGAAAGAAATACAATGAACGTATGGCCAAAGAATTAGAGGTTGACAGTTAACGTTTCTTAGTGTATAAATAATAGTGTAAGTTAAAAAAAATATTTTGTAATATACTCATACGTTATGAACGTGTTCTCTATACAGTTATAACAGCCTACAAATTTTTAACTTAAAGTTGTATACGGGTTATTTGCGTTTAATTCATAGCGCAGCTCCAAACAAGAATGAAACATTTCATGTGCCGCAGTTAGTTGCCCAATACTGTATACAACGTTTCAAATAAGTGTTACAGCACTTTCAAAACCCTATACGTGTTTTCTCCTTAAATGATTTGCGTATAGGGTTTTTCTTTGACTTCAAAACCGCTGAAAAAACTTGACAAAACACGGTTTTTGTGTTAAATTAATAAATACAAATATAGAAAAAGCGTATTTCTATATAAACAAAGGAGACTGATATGAATACAATCATTAAAACATTTTTAGACAACTACACTTGTGAACAAGTAGCACCTAACCAATGGCATGGTGATTTTACTAAAACACGCACCTTACATAAATTACGTGATAACCTAACAGATGCAGACATAGAAGATTTTAAAGATTTTGCATGCACTGGATTTTGGGATATGCCTGTAAATTTACGCAATTCAGCTCAACAAAAATTTGATAAATTTGAACAATGGGCAGTTGACAACGGCGTAAGTGATTACAGTTTTTCAGCAATAATGACAGCCGCAATGAACACACCACAACAGAGAGAAGCACAAACTCTTATTTGGGGATGTATTACTTCAATGATAGAAGCAGGATATTGGGGATTGACAGATAATTAAAACTAACATATAATACTAATATTGGCTAACACAACTCACACACACAGAACCCTCACAAATAAGATTAAGCCCAGCACGGCAACTGAATAGTGCTACTGAATCCCTTCTGATGTGAGAGGGTAGGTTAAGATTGCTTATTATCTGATTCAAGAGACTACCCGCTTATGGCGGATGCCTTAAAAGACGCCCCTATGTGGTTAGTGCTTTTCTCTTGTCTTAATGGTGTGGCAAATATATACTAATATTGGCTAAGTGAGAGGGATACACAATTCAGCCCTCATGTGCATTACAGAGACTTCTGTATTGGTTGTAATGCATTGCGTTAAACAGACACGCTTGTAAAAGGAGACAGCAAAACCTGCCTTTCCCATTGGGTTAAGTTAATACAGTAAATGACAGATACTTAAAGTATTTGATTTTTATAGTTACGCTAATACTAGCGTGACTATGACTTCAAACTTAAAGATAATATAATTATTATCTAATAAATGAATACATGTTCCACTTAAGAACTAAAAACTAAAGATAAAAAATAAACAGAAAAAACTCTTTAGAGTTTTGATGTTTCCTATCTGTAAGATAGGTGTTAATAACAAGGAATAAATACAATTATGGTAGTAGAGATATACAGTTATAATTCAGGAATAAGAATTATAGATAAATTTGAATATGAAAATCAACGGGCATTAGACAAAGATCTAGTTCTGCGTAAATTAGCAGGAACTTGGGTAGGACATAAAATATATGACATATCAATCTCTGAGTTTAACAGTCTAAATCAAACACAACGCAACAACTTGGATTGCAAAGCAATCTTTGACAAAGAAGCATATATAGGAGCAGGTAAATGAATCAAGGTAGACTAACAAAATTTAACAGATGGTGGAAAACAAATCATCATTATAAAATAGCACACAGATGGCTGGTAAAACACACCAGACGTTGTATGCACAACTATCACATTGCACCAGAGCAATTTGATCATGCAAAAAGTGTATTAAAAAGATACAATTCAAGTGAATACAAAAGACTAAACCGTGCAGATGCGTATTTCTTATGGAGATTAACACATCCCACAATGAATGGCAGACGTGAAAGATTGTTGGCTAGTGCGGCATTCTTTGACAGTGTTGCAGATCATTCAAGACTGCAAAAATGACATCAGCAGAAGATCTCATAGAACGTTGCAAAAGCAAGTATAAATTTTGGACAGAAGTATATGAGATGTTGGGAAAACCCTTTGAATACAGGGCACCAACTGACAGTGAATTACGTGAATTTGTCATAAAATACGCAAAAAAATACAAATAAAATCAAAATAAATTTTAACCCATTGAAATATATGGGTTTTTTCTTGACTCTAAAGGTTGACAAGTAAGACATCTTACTGTATACTGTAAGTATAACAATTAAGTTATGACAACAAACGGAGTTAACAATGACAAACACTAATACAAAAACAGTAGCAATTTATAGCACATCAGCGGAATGTTACCGTGATGTAAATGAAGTTTACACAGCAATACTTGAACAAACAGGCTCACGCATTGCACCAGATGTAAGTCACGGTGTTGACAGCAACTGTGAAGTAAGTTTTATTGTTCATGAACGCTTTGATAAACTTAATCCACAGTCAATTAAAGCAGCAATTGATAGTGTATCAGATGCTAATGATATGAATGACTTTATGATTGTTGAAACATTTGAATTCCCAGAAGATTGGCATTTAGCAGAAGGTGATTATTATGACCTTGCACCACATACAGTGGCTAATATACGCAAAAATTACAAGCGTATTAAAACACAATTCTTCTGCAAAATGTTTGATGATGTATATGATGTAATTGAATCAGGTGCTATGCCGTGGTATAAAGATGCATTAAATAATGTTAAAGAAGCGGCATAAAAAGGTTGACAAGTAAGACATCTTGCTGTATACTATAAGTATAGACAATAAAGTTTATGACAACAAACGGAGCAAATACAATGAATAACTTCAAAAAAATAGATGATGAGAGCTTTTTTATAGTAGTAGATATGCCACTATGGAAGGATCAATGTCAAAAATTATTTGACCTATTACAAGCAAAACTTCCATATACAGTGTGGAATGTAAAGCATGACAATTATGGTAGCTTTATAGTTGAGCTACAAGATGGCGTAGAACAATCAGATGAATTATATGAAAAGATATGGGATGCAGGTGAAGAAGTGTTTCTAGCATTGCACATATTACAAGGTGAATTGTATGACCAACAAGATGTTATTGAAGAATTAGAATATTATGTTGATGACTTTGTGGCTGCTCACAGAACAGCAGGCTATACAATCAACAACAAAGAAATAGTAGAAAATTTTGTTGACTGGTATGGTGCTGATAAAACAGCAGTAGAAAAAATACTATTTTTAGATAAATTAACCCAGGAGGCAGCGTAATGGAACTTTATAAAGGCTTTGAAATATACAGTGAGTATGATGGTAAATGGTATTGGAGAAATCCCTATATTGATGCTCCTGTAACAGGTATGCTATCTGCTAATAGTAAACAAGATATTAAAACTATTGTAGATTTTATGTGTGTTTATTATAAATTAGAGGAGACGGCGTAATGGAAATAAAAGTAAAATATAAACACTATAGGTATCCTAATGAAATATTAGAAATGTATACTTATGGTGTCAACAGAGAAGCCGCAGAAAATCAAGCAGATTTAGAACTTGGTAATAACTATGATATTATTGAAATAGAAGAAGTTATAGAGGAGACAGCGTGATTTATTTAATTATAGGCTTGACACTGATGTTTATAGCTTATATGTTGTAGTTACACATTAACAAAGGAGTGTAACAAATGACTTATATAACTAACCCAGAAACAACACTAATTAACGCAGCAAACTGGTGTAGAGATTATGCAGATATACCTGCTAAAGAATGTATCCAAGATATATTTCTACACCCAACAGTAGCACAAATTATCAATAACTGGGCACACGTGGAGATACTGTTATGAGCAAACGTGCATACATGAACATGTTGACGCACAGTGTAAAACGTGGATTAATCAGTCAACGCAAAGCTAAAAAACTATGGTTGAACTACTGTCAAGATAAATACAGTTACCAAAATAAAGGTTTTGTTGAACCTGTTACAATTGGATTTGCAGAGATGCAATAGATTATAAGAGTTTATAATCACTAACCTCACATAGCCCCCTTATAAGCTATGTGGGGTTTTTTATTGGCCGTTTAATCTGTAAACCATTATGCCGTTAAATCTTACAAAAAAGCTATAAATACAGCTACCAACCAAACAGTGGGGGTTCTGTGAGGCATGGTAGCTCAGGCTCCTCTCCTTGTGGGATGCCTGGGCATTTTCTGATGATTTCCAAACAGATAAATAAAGCTGTATACAAATAAAACAAGGAACACATTATGAAAGATTTAGACAAATTAATCAAAAGTTTAACAACCCTCTCTAACCTGATATTACTTTACCTTACAATTACGTGGGGATATCAAGGGTTAGCATTCTTAATTGGGAGTTTAATAAACTAATGGCAGCCACATACAACATAACAATAGACAAATATGCTGATTTCAAAAGATCATTTCAGTTAAAAGAAGATGATGTAATCTTAGACATTACAAATTATAGCTTTGATGCAGCATTAAAAGAAACCTATCAATCAACTACAGATGTAGACTTTACATGCAGTATAACAGATGCACCAAATGGTTTGTTTAGTATGGAATTAACTGATACACAAACAGGTGCATTAGTTCCAGGCACCTGGGTTTATGATATACGCATGACAAACAGTGCTGGTGCAATAACACGTTTGTTTCAAGGCAAAGCATTTGTTAAGCAAGGAGTTACAGGAGCATGACAGTTTATACAGTATTACCTCAAGATGATTTAAATTTAGAGGTTACTGTAATAGATCCTGCATTGGATCCATCTTTGCAGGATGACAGTGATCTTGATGTAACAATACAAGAAGCAGACAACCCTGTTGTCCTAAACATTACACCAGCGGCAGTCAGCATCACAAGTGCGGTCCTTAGCGTAAACAATTTGGTTGATCATGTAACTCTTACAACTACAGAAATATCAGAAGGTGTCAATCAATATTACACAGACGCCCGTGCTGACGCCAGAGTTGATCTACAAACTGGCGCTAACTTAGATTTAAGTTTTGCAGACACAGATGAATTGGCAGAAGGTCCAAACAATTTATATTACACAGATGCCAGAATTGATGGTCACTTAACAGGTGGAACAGGCGTAACTTATGCTGCAGGAGATATTAGTATTGGGCAAGATGTTGGCACAACCGCAGATGTAGAATTCAACACTGTGACATCAGACTTCTTTGGCGTGCAACATTTTACTGCCAAAGCAAGAGAAACCGTCACTGCCGGACAACCTGTTTACATTTCAGGACATTCAGGAAACACACCAGAAGTTATGGTTGCTGACTTTGATGATCCTGCCAAGATGCCAGCCTTTGGTATTGCTTCAGCAGACATTGCCAACAACAACAATGGTTCAATATCAACCTTTGGTGATCTAAAGAATGTAGATACTACAGGAACCACAGAAGGTGAGACTTGGGTTGTAGGTGATGAACTATTTGTAAACAATAATAAACTTACAAACACACGCCCAACAGGCAGTGGTGAAGAAGTTCAGAAGATTGCAAAGATTATAAGAGTGCATGCCAACAATGGTCAATTGTTTCTTATGGGTGCAGGCAGATCAAATGATACACCAAACCTTGCACACTACAATGTATTCATTGGAAACGCAGGTGGAGTTGAAAAGCGTCAATTAACTTATACAGATATATTGAACACACCAAGCCTGGCTGCTTACATCACAGCTTCAAGCACAGACACGCTAACAAACAAAAGCGGAAGCAACAGTCAATGGACAAATGATGAAGCTTACATTACAGCGTCTACCACAGACACACTTACAAACAAAAGCGGAAGCAATAGTCAATGGACAAATGATGAAGCATTTATAAAAGCAGATTCAACAGAAACGCTAACAAACAAATCAGGAAACATTTCAATGTTTACAAATGACGCAGGTTATTTGACAAGTGAAACTGATAATCAAACACTAACGTTTACATCACCAGACCTTGCTATT